TCATCGACGTTGATCGCGCCCTTCATCGTCGCGCCGTCGTCGAGCCCGGAAGGACCGTACACCTTCTCGCCAGTGTCGGTCACCGTTCCGGTCGAGTTCTTCACCTGAAGTGCGTTGGTGATGTGCTGCGTGCCGCCCGACGTGTCGAACGACCGAGCCCGCTTGAGCGGTGCCGTCTGCGTGGCGTCGTCGGCCCCGATCTTCTCGTAGTTGATCGTGACCTTCCAGGAGTCGTCGCCCTGGTATTCAACGCTGTAGGACTCGGCTCGCAGTCTGACCGTCGGCTGGCCGGGATACTGCCAGAACGGGTATTGAGTCGAGATCGCTTGATTGGCCGAGGCGTGGAGAACGTCTTCGTTGGTGGTGCCGAAGACGTTGAAGACGCGGGCACGGGTGCTCGCGTCCTTCCGTCCAAGACGGAAGATCGTTGCCGACCTCGAGCTGCTGTCTTCCACCCATGTCAGAGCCATTCAGCACCTCACGCGATGATCTCACCGCTGGCCAGTTTCTCGAGCAACTTCGTCTGCTTGATCGATTCGTCGAGCTGGAGCTTCTGCACGTTCCCGCCCGCCATCTGCCCAACGCCGAACGCCGAGAACGTGCCGGCGATGCTCGTGCTGCTCTTCGCCGCCGACCCGCCCGAGATCGACGCCGGGGCGGATGTCTGGGCCACCTTCTGATCGAGAGCCGTCTTCGCCTGCTCGACGGCCGCCATGCGGTCGGCGGCACGTTGGCGGTTCGCGTCCTCGCGGCCCATCATCCGCCGGTCAAGGTCCGACATTGCCGCGGACTTGCGATCGCTCGCCGCCTGCGATTCCGTGGCATTGGTGCTGATCGCCTCATTCATGCGGGCGGCAAGGCCGGGGCGATCCTTGCCGCGCTGATCGGCCCTCGACTGGTTTTCCTTGTCGATGGCGTCCAGCTTGCTTTGCGTGTCGGTCGCGCCTTGCAGGAAGCCGGTGATCCGAATCCATGCCTTTTGGATGTTGCCGATCATCATGTCGAAGGTCGCCATCACGCCGTTGGCCAACTCGTCGAAGATGCCCATCACGACGGACGAGACTTTGCGGACGGCGTTCCCGGCATCGGTAGACAGCAAGTCGAGCCCGCTCACGACGTACGTGCCGAGAACGTCGAAGGTGTTCTGGATCAGGCTCACCCACGGATCGATCACCCCCATGATCGCCGCCTGCCCGCGGAGCCACGCCGCCTGCACGCCCGACCACAGGATGTCGATCGCCCCGGCGATGTCCCCGGCCGCGATCGAGTTGTAGACGCCGGTGATCGTCGTGGACGTTGTCTCGCCGAGGTCGGCAAGCAACGCCTTCGCGTCGTTGATCGGGCCGTCGAACGAGCCCCGCAGCGAGCCGGCCATCTTCGACAGATCGACGCCGGCCACGCGGGCCGCGACTGCGATGCCGCCGAGGACGGCGGCAATCGCCAGCACCGGGCCACTTAGGGCGATCGTGATAAGCGAGGCGGTAAGCGTGCTGACGATCTTCGCCAGCGCGAGAATTGGCCCGCCGATGTTCCCGGCCACACGGGAGACGATCGACAGACCCTCGCCGAACGTGAACAGGAGCGTACCGACGCCGACAAGAGCCCCGCCGACGGCGAGCACCTGGCGGACGAGTTCCTCGTTCTCGCGGACGAACCGGGCCGCCGCTTCGGCCATGCCGGCGATCGCGTTCGACGCCCCGACAACGGCCGGGGCGACGGCCTTGCCGACGGCCTCGCCGAGCGAGACGAGCGAGGCTTGAGCCCGAAGGACTTCGGCGTTCTGGCTGGCGAACGCGGTGCCGGCCGCCATGATCGGCCCGGCAATCGCCGACCCGGCCACAGCCATCGTCTTGCCGACGCTCGCCATCCCGCTGCCGAGGTTGCCGATCTGCGTGTTGACGATCCGCAGGGCGTTCAACAGCTTCGACGGATTCGCCCCGATCTCGACGTAGACCTGACCGCCGCGGACTGCTGATGCTGACATCTGTCATCCTCCGGCGGGGCCAAACAGTTCTTCGAGGTCGGCTTGGGTCGCTTCTCTCTTCGGTGTCGGCTTCGACTTCGTGAACGGGTTGAACTTCGCGGCCTCGACTGCCGGCTTACCCTGGCCCCGATTCGCGTTGTAGAACTGTGCGAGCTGCTGTGCCGTGTGCCACCAGTCGGATTCAAGCCGAGCATCACGGGCCGCCATCAACTCTCGGAGGGTGCGGTTGTCGGGATCGAGTCCGGTGATGCCGGCACATTCCCAGACGACTGCCCAGGAGTCTGTAGGGCCGCCTCCGCCTGCTTGGTCACCTCGTCGGCCAGCTCCGTCATCCGAGCCGACAGCGAGGTCACCACGCCGCGGAGGCGCGGGGGGAAAAAACCGACTAGCTCCTCCTCGACTGCCAGCCCTCCCTGCTCGAGCGACTCGCCCTTCAGCCCGTCAAGGAACTGGTCTTGAGTCAGCCCCTTTTGAATGACCTGCGGCAAGAGGATCGCGTACAGCGTGTCGCCGAGAGCGGAGAAGTTTGACCGCAAGACCTGAAACGTCCTGGCGATCTCGCCGGCGTCGATCAGGTCGAACGGCACCGCCTCGGTCGGGGCCGGCTCGTCTGCCGACTTCGGCGGAAGCACCACCAACACCGAATCCTTGACTCTCTTCGCCGACGACACGGTCAGCGACACGTGCCACGGCCTGCCCTCGTTGTCCTTGAACTCTTTCACGTGCGTAGTCCTGTTTGGGTCTTCGTCATCTGGATCGACCACACCCGAGCGTCGTCGAGGGGGATCGAGTCGTTGACGTTGGCGACGACCGCCGTGAACGAATAGCCGGCCAGCACGACAGCGATCTCAGTGCCGGCAATGGCTGCCGCGATAGCGGTCGTAGCCGCGGCGTCGTCGATTGTGTCGATGCTGATCGACACTCCGTACCCGGTGTGGTACGAGAACGTATGCCGGCTGCCAAAGGGCGTGATCTCTCGCGTGGTGCCGGTAACGCTGACCTGCACGTCGCGGACGCCGGGAACGGTGACGCCGTCCCACGTCACGACAACGTCACGCCCGAGAGAGATCGCCATGCCGCCCCCTCGTGGTCAGGAGGTCTTCTTCGCCGTCAGCGTGAACGTGACCGGCCCGTCGAGCGGCCGATTCTCCGAGACGTTGGTGACGATGTAGCCGGTGCCGGCGGACGCCAGCGAGGACATCACCGCCGTGGCGTCGAGACACTCGATCTCGGCGGTTCGCGTGATGAATCCGCCGGTCGCCGCCTTGTAGGAAATGCCGCTGGGATTGACGAGTCCGCGGTGCGACACGTCGATCGCGGTCGCCTCTTGGTTCCAGGTGACGGCGATAACGCCAGTCGCGCCGTTGCCGCCCGTTGGTGCGCCGCCGTCCCGACCGAGAGTCACTGCCATGTGGAATGCTCCTTCACTGGACGCCGCGGGTGCAAGAAACGGAAAACGTGACCTTGTCGTCGAGCGGCTCGGACTGGCTGACGCTCGTGACCAAGAACTTCACGGAAGAGAGGTTGTGCCCGTTGGCCCCGGAGGCACTGACAACGACGACGCTGCCGACAGTCACGCCCGGCGCGTCGATGCAGGTCAAATCGAGCGTTTGCTCGGCCCAGCCGCGCAGAATCGTCCGCTCGGTGTCGCCCGACTTGGTCTTGTCGATCTCGGTGAACGTGGTCGTGATCGACCCGTCACTGACGTTGGAGACGCCGGTGTAGGTGACGTTTTTGCCGAGGACGATGGTTTCGCCGGCCATGCGAGAGCCTCCGCTTGGGGTGTGGCTCTATCGTCGGCGGCAGGGCGGCAAGCCCGGAGGGGGTGTGGCTGTCAGGGGCCGGAGATCGCGTCCCGAAACGCTTCGGGGATCTTTGCCATGCCGTTTTTCAAGCCCTGCGCCATGTACCGGCGAGCCTTCACGCGGCGCGACCCGAGCTTGATCGACTGCTTGCCTATCGGCCGGTTGGACGTGATGCCGAACACGGCACCGCCAGAGAATCGCCGCGGCACTTTCGCCGGCGAGGCCGTCTTCACAAACCATAGGTTGATGGTGCCGCCCACCTCGTGCAGCTTGTTGAGCTTCGGCAGCTTTGCCGGCCCGACCACGACGCTGTCGGTGGACGAGTCGTAGTCATACTGAATGTCAGACCGCAGGAAGCCCTTCGGGAATCGATCGGTCTTCCAGCTCGTCACCCTGTCCGACTTGGCGAACTGCGTCCGTCGTGCGACGAGCCTCTGCCCGTCTACGGTGCCGATCTCCACCAGCTTTTCCATCTGCGGCTTGCGGTTGGACATCGACCGTTGAACGCCGCGGCGAACTTCGGCACCGGCGATTTTGAGAGCCTTCTGCCGGCCGGCGGACATGCGGTCCAGGACATGGCCCCACTTGAACTTCGTCCGCCCCGTCACCTTCCCGGTGCCGAGCCCCTCGAGCTTGATGCGGACGATCTCGCCCATATCAGTGGCTCCTCGACACCTTGAAGGTCACCACGATCCCCGCCCGCCACACGTTCCGCTCTTGCAGAGCGTCGCCGGGATTCTTCTCGACGACGATCGTCTGCGGCGACGTGACGCCGGCCGGCCACGTGATTCCCGGCCAGTTGTGATCTTCGAGGTAGCCCAGCAGCTCCTCGAGCAGATCGAGCATCACGTCGCAGTCGGCCTCTTCCGGCGTGTGCCGGGCGAGGTAGATTTCGACCGCGTAATCGCGCATGTGGGACGACCGGGCGATCCGCTCCGACTCGATCGAGCCGTCAGTGACGCAGATCACCGGGTCGGCGAGATCCTCAATGTCGTAGGACGGAAAGTTCTTGCTCTCGACGAGCACCGTTGCGGCCGTCGCCGTGAACGTCACCGCGTCGAGCGAGGCGACGAGCGCCGTGATGATGTCCGCTTGGATGCTCACAGACTCGCCTCCATTGCCGCTGCGTTGCCGACGATCCGCTCGTCCCAATGCAATTGTGCCGCCGCCGCCCTGGCATGCGTCAGGGCGTCCGCCTTGCGGCCGAGGTGCCAGAGGGCGATCGACGCCAGTTCTGCCGCCCGAGCCTTCGCCAGCGGGTCGGTGGCATGCGTACTGACCGGCGACGCAATCGCCCGCTCGGCAAACTCCAGCGACCGCGGCCAGTCCTCGCCGTGGTGAGCGGCCAGCGCCAGCCGTTCCCACCCGTCGGGCTCGCCGGGCGATTCCTTGGCGGCCCGCTCGAGGTACGCCCCGTCGCCGGTGATCGACGACAGCCGGCGCAGAGCGTAGGCACGCTCCGTCGGCGATCCGCCGGCCATCTTCAGGAAGCCGGCGAACTCGCCCGCCGCCGTCGGGATGCCGGCGTAATCAAGCTCGCGGGCGTAATACCACCGTGCCCGTGCGTCGGCCGGCGACTCGCTGACCGCGACCTTCAGCAGCTCGAGGTCGGTCTTGTGCGCCTTGTTCTTGTCGCGGTGGTGCTCGACAACCAGGCCGTCGGCCTTCCGCTGCACCTTCTCCCCGCTCCAGCAGACAAGCCCTTCGTGCGTGGCCTGCCGCCAGACGAATCCCGACCGGGCGTGAACCCGATCGCAATGGAACCGCAGGAGCGGACGGCCGGCGTCGTCCATCGACCACCAGTAGTCGTAGACGAGGTTGTTGGCGGTTCCGTCCCACGCCGCTTCAATCGCCGCCCGCCAGCCCGGCTGGGGCCGCTCGTCGAGATCGACGCGGAAGGCGACATCGACATCCGGCGGCAGATTGCAGAGCGCCTGCGTCCACGCGACATCCCACCGCCAGGGCACGACGTAGGACCGGGCCACGGTCACGCCGGCCGCCTGGAGCAGCTCGACGGTGCTGTCGGTCGAGCCGGTGTCGGTGACGACGCGGACATCGGCATCGGCGGTCGCCGCGGCCCACGCTTCCGCGTGCTTCGACTCGTTCTTAGCCAGAGCGTAAACGCCGATCTTCATAGCGTGTACTCCTTCGGATTGCCCACCGTGTACCACGCCAACGGCTCTTCCACCCGCATGATTCCCGTCAGCCTGGAAGCCCGCTGCCAGTAGTCCCAATCCTCGCCGAAGCCGGCCGGCTGCTGATCGCCGAGCCGCTCGACGATCTTCGTGTGAATCATCGCGGTCGAGTTGATTACCGGGTTGGTCGCCCGGCAGATCGCGGTCACGTCGCGGGTGGTGTCGGTGATCTGGACGCCCTGCGTTTCGTGGTGGTAGCCGCTGACCACGCCGGCAGGATCGCGGTTGAAGGCGTTGGAGCAGAGCACCCCGTAACGGCCGTTCGACCCGACCGCCGCGAACTGAACTGCAGCCTTCGTCTTCAGCCACTCGTCGTCGTCGTCGAGGAACGCCACCCAGCCTGAGAATCCGATCTTCAAGACGTGCCGGATGGCGTCGTTTCGCACGGTGCCGACGGCGAACCCCGCCCCGGTTTCCTCTCGGCTCGACACGGCTCGCCGGAGGACCGTGAGCCGCGGGCTGCCGACGATCTCCTCGAGCCACTGATAGCGGGGATCGTCGGAGGCGTCGTCAACGACGAAGACTTCCGCCGGCGGGACGGTCTGCGTCAGCGCCGACCGGATCGCCCGCAGGCAGAGCCGGTAGCGGTTGCGCGTCGGGATCACGACCACGTAGTCATTCACGGCCCGGCCTCCAGAATCGTCTCGTTGTGGTCGCACATCCACGGCCGGACGACGTTCCAACTCGCCCAGGCCGTTGCCCACGTGTTCACTTCCCACGTGACGTGCCCGGCGGCCCGGATCGCCGTCGCCCGATCGACGACCGCGTCATGCCACGCGAACGCCATCGACCGCGGCACGGTGAACACGCCGCCGGCACACCACCACTCGACGGACCGCCAATCAGGAATCCGCCGGGGCGGCCCCCAGATCGACGCCATGCCGACCCGGTCCCGCGGGGCCGACGCGGCGGCCCGCTCAAGGAACGCCGGCACCATGTCGGCGGTGATCCCCGGCACGTGCAGCAGGCCGAAGTCCATCCAGACGAGCACGTCGGCGTCGGTGATCTTCGCGGCGTCCGCCACCCAGGCGGTTTTCTGGTGCTGCACGGCAAGGAACTCCCGCGAGTCCTTGCCCGGATTCCCGAGCGGCAGTTCGGCACCCGCGGAGAGGTGGTAGTGCCAGCAGTCTTCGACCGTGCCGCCGAAGACGTTGACGAGGTGCCCGTCGGCCTCGGCAGCGCCAACGAGCTGCCGGCCGAGCCGCTCGTACTCGTCGTGGGATCGGTTGGGTAGATCCAAACGGATATACCCCGTCACGAGACAGGCGCGAGCAGGTCGCATACATCCTCCTCTGCGATTGAGGTCGTCCACGCTTCCGCGTCGTTGACGCCGAACGACACCACGATCTGCCCGTCGAGCCCCGCCAGCCCGGCGGCGAACTCGATCGACTTTGTGCCCTTGAACGCAAACAGCGGCGACCACCGGCGAAGCGTGAACTCCGAGTCGAACCAGACGAACCGATGCTCGTAGGCTCGCCGGCCGTCCTCGATGTGTGCCACCTCGTGAACGATCGCCAGCCAGCCGCCGCGGACCGGCACGAGCTGCCCGCCGCCCCGGAAGCCCTTGGCGAGGTGCGGAGCCGCCCCGCGGCCGGTTACCTCGTAAACGCCCGGCATGTCGGCATCGGCCGCCACCGTGACCGTCACCCCGACGTGGTTGGCGGCGTACAGCCAGCCGTCCTGGCCGTCGATCGGCATCCAGTTCTTCTCGTGGACGCCGAGCCCTTCCCATTCCAGCACCCGGAGCCCGTGTAGCCGGGCCTCGGCAATGTCGAGGTCGGCCACCCCAATCCGGCACTGCCCCGTCCACGGTGCCGCGTCGCGGACCGTCGCGGAGACGCTGACGCCGCGGGGCGTCCGGCGTAGCCGGCAGTCTTCCAGCCCGTGAACCGGGTAGCCATTGGGCTCGTAGGCCGGCGGGACGATCATTTTTGCGTCGTAGGCGTTCCCGTCGCGGTCGATCCGGCAGAGGATGTTCTCGGTGCGGATTGCCCCGGCGTCTTCCGGCGGAATCACGTACCGGCCGGCCGCGTCGATCCGGTAGTTGCTGGACCGCACGATCGCCAGGAGGCCGGTGCCGTCGGGGATGATCGTCGGGTTGAAGGTCGTCCAGCCGGCGTGGGCCGGCTCGACTTCGATCCGCTGGGGCGTGTGGACCGCCAGCTCGGCGAGGAGCGGCGTGTACCACGTGCGGTTGGCCCGAGCCTGCCGCTCGAGGTCGTCCGGCAGCGGCATGTTCAAGAGCCGGTCGCTTGCTCGTCGTCCGGTCTCGATCTCGCCGCAGTAAAAGGCGTGGATTGCCAGGGCGTGTAGATGTTCTTGCATGCGGTCCTCCTCGGCTGGCAATCGTGCCGGGAGGGCCGAGGGCAGCGGAGGGGGTGCGTCACATCTCCATTTGCGGTGCCGCGGCCCAGAACGTCGCCTCGTCGATCTCGACCACAACGCCTGCGGCAATCGCCCCGGCGATCATCGACGGGACCGGCTCCCACGACAGCCATTCCAACGTGAGGGCGATCACCACGCGGCCCTCGGCGTCGTGCCACTGTTCCGCCGCGGGCGGGACGCAGGTCAGGGTCTCGGAGGTCGGGTAGCCCCAGGCGGAATCGACGGCGGCCCTCATGGCCTCATATGTCGCGTTGTCGGTGGTGAAGAATCGGTGGGTTGTCATTCAACGGTGACTCCCCACTTAGCGCCGAGGTAGCGGCGGATCAGGTCACGCGCGGCGGCGGTCGGGATCTGGGAGAACATCAGCAGTTCGCAGATGTCGCCGGTCAACGGGTTTCCGTTATTGCCGTTCGCTCCGAGCTGAAGACTAAACGTCGCGTTTGAGGTGCTTGCCGCATTTGTCTTATTGTTTGCCGCAATCTCTGCGCCGCCGTCAATTCGCAATCTCATCCTTTGCGAGGCTGTGGCGTTATCTGCATCGTACACGCACTCTTGGATAAGAGTTGTATTTGGCGTGAAAACATTGGTGTACGCGGAAAGTGGCTGGGAGTTGGTGGAGTCAAAAATGTTTGCAGAAAACAAACCGACTGAGCCGGTTGTAATGTTACCGCCAAAAGCATTATTAAGCGCGGGAGTCCCCGATCCTCTGTCGTCGAACACAAACGCAACACCAGTATTTGCAGAAGCAACGGCGTTGTTTGCGAAAAGCGCGTAGTTGGTTCCTGGGTTGTCGCTCGTCCCGTAAACACTCACCGCCGCGATCCACGAGTCGGTTCCGTTGTGGAGGAAGTTGTACGCACCCGTCGAACTCGCCACGGTCAACCGCTGAACGCTCGCCGCAGCGAACCGCGCGACGTTGAGCCCGTTCCGCGCCCCGGTGACGTAGGTCGGCTGGGTCGACCCGCTCGTCGTGTTCGCGGCGTGCCGCCCTTTGCCGCTTTTGTCAGCAAGTTGCGACACGCGCCCGGAATCGAGCGTGACAGAGGCGGCGTCGGCCGCGTCCCACCAGGATTCAAGGCCGGGGATCGACCGGGGATTGAACCGTGGGATGACAAACGGCGGCAGAGGCATCAGAACACCCGCCACTGATTGCCGTCGTACTGCACGACCCCGACACCACCAAGGATCGGCAGAAGAAAGTTCCCCTGCGTGACATTGGAAATGCGAGCGTTGGCGTTCGTGCCGGTAGCGTGGTTCAGCGTTGCCACGCCGGTGGATCCGATGTTCATAAACTGCTTTGTGGTGCCTGTCGGCCCCGTGATGTTGAGAGCCTGGATCGCCGCGCCGGTGGCGAGCGTGAGGTAGTAAACGTCGAACGCGCCGTCGAGAACGAGCGGGTTGTAGGTTCCGGTGCCGGAAAGAGAGACGCCGGTGACCGACGGAGCGTAGACGGGGCCGGTCGGGCCTTGCTCGCCTGCCGCGCCGTTCGTGCCGTTACTTCCGGCCGATCCAGGCACACCCTGCGGGCCTGTATTTCCGGTGGGTCCAGTAACAGTCGAGGCCGCGCCGTTGCTGCCCGCCTGCCCCGGCGCACCAGTAGGGCCGGTATCGCCACGAGCTCCCGCCTCGCCGTTGCTGCCGTTGCTGCCGGCCGCCCCAGCCGGGCCGGTATCACCTCGCTCGCCCTGGCCGCCGGCTGCACCCGTGGGGCCGGTCACAGACGCACCAGCCGGGCCGGTGACCGTGGACGCCGCACCCGCGGCCCCGGTTGCACCCGTCGGGCCAGTAGCGCCGCCGTTGGTGTTGAGGAACGTCAGAAGCTGCGAGAGCGTCGCCGCCCGCGTGCCGACCGTGCCAGTCGGGCCGGACGGCCGCGAGAGGATCAGAAAGTCAGTGCCGGTGACGCCGGTCGCCGCGGGCAACTGGTCAACACGCTTGAAAAGCGGCATGGTGTCAGCCCTGAGCGGTCAGCGGGACAACGATCTCTTCGCCCTGGTCGGTGATGATGTACGTCTGATCCTTGTCTGCCCGCTTCGTGTGGACCCTGACAAGATGCTGGAAAGCGTCGCCGTAGTGGAACAGCGGCACGCCCCTCGGCGCGGCGACTTCGTAGAACACCGACACGCCGCCGATGTCCTCGACGATCATGTCGCCACGCAGCGGCTCGCCGTACGGCAGGTCGGCCGTCTTGACGATGTAGTCCCGCGACTCCCACTGCTCCGTGACACCGTTCTGGCCCGACGACTCGAACATGCTCTTGCCGATCGTGGCGACGAACTGCGACGAGTTCGCGCCGCGCTTGTATGCCACGGTGAGCGACGCCGACGCCGCGAACTGGTCGGCGAGCCACGCGGCACCGGCTGAGAGCATGTCGGCCATCGGTCACCTCTAAGACACAAGACCGCCGGCGGTGCCCGAGGAGAGGCAACCGCCGGCGGCTTGCGGGATGAATCAGCGTCAGGCAGGGCCGGTGGCGTTCAGATCGAACATCGAGCCGCCGTTCAGCTCGACATCGACGGTCGTGTCGCCAGCCGCGGCATCGACAGCCACGACGCCGGCGATGCCGGTCGTGGTCGCGGAGCCCGTGACCTTCAGGTTGCTGTGGAGGTAGGCCACGGCACCGGCGGACAACGCCCCGCCGGTGACCTTGTCGAACGTGAAGACGCCCTTCGTGGTGACCGCACCCTTGGTGCTGGCAGCGATCGGCCGGCAGACGACGCCGACGACCTTGCCAAGGATGACCACATCGCCAGCCGCCTTCGCGGTGCTCGGCGTGTAGTCCCACACGCCGGAATCGCTCTTGAACGTCGCCATGATTCGGAACCTCGTTGGGTGGTGATTGGTTGAACGTCACCCCGTGGGCCGGGATCTTTGCCCGGCCCACGGGTGCTGTTTACGTTGACGCGGATCAGGCAGTGGCCATCCGGTAGCAAGCGCGGCTCTCGGCCTTGCTCACGCCGAAATCGAAGTAGCCGCGAACCTGAATCCCGAGCGTGTCGAAGTCGGCCTCGGCCTGCTCGACGGTCGGCTGACGCTGACCGTTGAGGAACCCGACCTCCATCGTCGGGAGGTCCGCCGGGTCGGCCGCCAGCCACCACGTCGAAGCCGAGGTGAGGTAGGCCGAATCGACGATCGTGAACTTCCCGGCGAGGACGTTCGCCTGGGGCTCGAGCACCTTGGACGAGGTCGAGCCGAGCGACGACGCGAGGAGCGTGTTGCCGGTTTGGATCTTGTCCGCCGTGATCCGCAGTCCCACCGGCACGAGGAGGATCTTCGGCGTGATGCCGAGGGGAGCCCCGTCCGGATCGGTGAGCGACCGATACGCACCGTAAGCCGTCTCGACCGAGCCGATCGCCAGGGCGTTGCCGGCACCGGCCGTCGCACCCTGGAAGTAGGTCGAGTTGGAAGCCTCGAACGCCGCCCAGAACACCTGGTTGAACTTCAGCGCGGCACCGCGACCGAGCCGGCGGGGAACCGCCGTCAGAGCCCCGAGGTCGTCGTTGATGACATCAGCTCTTGTGATAGACGACATGCGGGCGTACGTCTTTGCCTGGAGCGTGCGGGCCGCATCGCCAGCATCAGCGCTCTTGATCTTCCCGTCGTTGCCGACTTCATCGAACACGAACCCGCCGTCCAGCCTGACGCCGGTGGCGGCCTTCAGGTCGTTCAGCGGACGCACGAGCGAAATCTGCTCCCACACCGACTCGACAGCCTCGAAGCCCGAGAGCAGATACTTGCCGTAAGTCGCGGCAAGGATGTTGCTGATGTTGTGGGTAGCGAAAGCCGCCCGCAGCACCACGCCGATGTTCGACGCATTGATCTTGTGGGGACCGTCGTATCCACCCTTCCGAGCGGCAGTGACGAGCACGTCCTGAAGACCGATCGTCCGACTCCGCTTGGCAGCCGCTTCGATCATCGGCGAATCACCGAACTTCGCCTCGACCTTGTCGCCGAGCCCGCCGACCATCTGCATGGCGGCGATCGTGACCTGATCGTCGTCGAGCTGCGGCTTCGTGGCGTGAATTGCCGGGCCGCGCCCGTCGCGAAGCGACTGGAGCAGCTCACCCTTCACCTCGGCCACGATCTGCTCGCGGATCGACTGAACGTCGATCTTCGGAGCGGCACTCGCCACGTCGCTGGGACCGGTCGGCATCGCGCCGCCGTGCTCTTCGCTCTGCGCTGGCCCCGTCGGCATCCCGTCGGCGGCCTTCGTCTCGTCGTTCATAGGAGACTCCCCCGCCGAACTGGCGGTAATGACTACGGCCGTCGCTGCGTCGGCCCCCAAGGTGACAAACGAGCACTCCCGCAGCGTGGAGCGCGTGACGATTCGCACCGGACCTTCGAAGGTCCGGCCGTTGACGGTGACGGTGTCGCCAGACCCGACGAGCGTCTGCTCGTCCACGTCAGCGCCGACCGAGGCTTGCCACTGGTAGCCGGCGTCGCCGAGCTGCACGACCTGGCCGGCGGCTTCGCTCTTGGCGAGGATCGCGCCGTCGATCACCAGCTCCGAGCCGACAGACGCCGACCCTTGCCCGAGGACGGCCTCGAGCGAGTAGTCGTGCCCGAAGACGATCGGCACGACGCTCGGCACGGTCATGCCGGCGAGGTCGATCACGACCGGCTCGCGGCTCCACGACTGGCGGATCACGCCGCCCGTGTAGCCGACCATCGAGAAGCGCGGCGTCCGTGGCGTGGACAGCCCTTCGCCTTCGCCGGCGTCGTCGGCCACGAATCGCACATCGGCACGAAGCGTTAGTCCGCTCATGCGTTGGCCTCCTCGGTGATCGAATTGGCAAACGTGCGGCCGGGATCGCCGCCCCATAGCGCCCAGGCAATACGGCCGGCGGACGGGTAGCCGTCCTCGCCGGGGCTCCAGCCCTCGCCCTGCTTGTCCACCTCGTGCCGGGCGAAATAACTCGCCATCCGCTTGACGGTGTCGAGAGACAGCGGCCGGCCGTTGGCGATGTCGCGGGCACGGGCCACGCCGATCTCGGTGCCGCCGCGGTTGAACTCACGACGCCAAGCGAGGCCACGTTCAGCCTCGTCGGCCATCTCGGCGGTCGGCTTGTACGACTCGGCGGCGATCACGCCCGGCTCGCCGGCGGCGGCCACGGCTTCCGCCTGGGGCACGACGACCTGCGACGGCCGATTGCCGATCGACAGATTCAATTCCGCCATGAGCTGCCGCTCGGCAGCGATCTGCCGGAGTTCGACATCCCATTGCTTCCCCTGCCGGGCGTACTCGGCGGCGAGGCTCGTCGTGAGCGTTGCCAGCTTCGTCTCGGTGGCGTTGGCTTCCTTGTTGGGATCGACGCCTTCGCGGCCGTCCCATACCCAAGCCCAATTCCATTCCGAGGCCGGCGGCAGGCCGGCCGGGATCATGCCGGGGACGAGCAGGGCTTCGTCGAGCCACTCGCGGAAGATGCGGTCGAGCCACGCCCTCTCGAGTTCGTCACGCTCGACGCGGACGTTCTGCTCGTGAAGCTGGCCGTCCAGGCGGGCCGACGAGTAGTTGTAGGAACTCGCGTCGAAGGCGGCCTTGTAGTACGGCAGATTCACGCCCCGCGCGATCTCGCTGAGGATCGTTCGCGTGAATGCTTGGTGCGTGTTGGTGGGCTGCTCGGCCTTGAGCTGGGAGATATCCCAGCCCTCAGGCAGCGTGGTCAGCGTGCCCTTCTCGATCTCGATCGCCGCGAAGGCGTCCACCTCGTCCACCTGGGCGGCGGGCGAGTTGCTGTGGACGAACGCGGCGAGGTCGGCGGCGATCTCGGCGGCCCGGATCACGGCCT